TCATGCGCTGTATTGCGTAAGGTGTGCTGAAAAGTTTGTCGGTGGATATAAAGAGAATGTGCCTGTACACACCTCTGAACTGTTGACGCAGGTTTCCACCGACACCCAATATGCAGGAAATGGAACTGCTGGTATTCAAAATGAAACAAAGCCAGCAGGATTCTTTTTTCAAATGCCACCACAGCGCACAGAGCAGAACTTCTGTCCACGATGCGGCAAACGCACAAACGACATTCACACTTGCACACCAGCAAGGGAGAACACATGAGCATGGAAGATTACAACTTTGCCAAAGCCCGTGAAGCATGGGCAACGCCTGTGAAGATAGTTCAATACAACTGCACTTGCGGCAAGACTATGAAGTTTGAATCAGAGCATGGTGTTATCGCACCACAGCGCACATGGGTAGGGCTGACGGATGAGGATGAAATCCCTTGGGATGGTGTTGATGCCAAATCTTTTGCCAAAGCCATTGAAGCCAAACTCAAGGAGAAGAACAATGCTTAGGGTTCCGTACCTCATTCCGTATTTTCGGGCGTTTTTTGAGGGCACAACCATAGAAGAGGAAGAAGCGCTTGACCGATCAGCGCCACCCGAGTTTTGGGAGTCCGCTCTTAGCAAAAACGATTTGCGTTCATACCATGATGGTAAGTTGGCAGATAAATTACCGTGGTTAAAGGAGAAGAACAATGCTTGAAAAAATCAGAACATTCTTTGGCAGGGTGCGTGGGCAACACGCAAACAAACAGACCGTCGTGGTCGAGGGTCAACTGTGGAGATGCACCAAGTGCAAGATGATTTTTGTAACGAAAGAAGGAGGTGAGTCGCATGAGTGTAGTGAACGCATTTAATTGGAAGGAGTACACCGATCAGGAACACGCGAAAAACGGTGACCCCTTTGCCAACATCAAACGCAATGCAGTTATCAGCGCAACCGTAACCGAGGGCATTCACAAGTTACGCAAAACAAAACCAAGCCACGGAACAATCTTTGGTATCACTGACAAGAACATCAATACCCGACCACCCGACATGATGGAGAGAAAAAATGCGAAAGGAAAAAACAATAACCGGAAGAGCAGTAAACATGCGGTTGACATCGACCGAGTACACCGAATACGCGAGGCTAGGGGGCATTAAATGGATACGCCTATTCCTACAGCACAGTGCAGAGATACACAAACAACTTGAACTAGAAAAATATGACAAAGACACAAAAAGAATCGTCAAACAAAACCTCAGACACCACCAAGGCACAAGACAACTTGCCAGAGATTTTGAGTCAGGAAGAGCTGATGAAGTGGTGGCCTTTCGACAGAGTAAATGGCAAATCGTTAGAGAACTTACACAAGAAGACAATTCTTGAGCAAGCAGAGCAAGCACCTTTTTAACCACAGGAGAGAGAAAATGGCAAAGAAACTGAGCAGAGCAGAGAAAATTCGTCGTTACCTTACAGCGCACCCAAATGCACTGTTGAGAGATGTTGCAGCGAAGTTTGATACTACGTATCAGATCGTGTACATGGTGAAGAAGAACATGCCCAAGAAAGTTACGCTTACTACAACTGAGGCAATGTTGGCAAACAAAGTGGGCGTGTCTACACCAGAGTACGCAAAACAGAAAGTCAAGATATTGAAGGGTGGGGAATTACCCCAGCTCAAACCAACAAAGGGGTACTCGTATACATGGGTAAACACAAACGCCCTGAGCGAAGAGGCTAAGGATGCGTTGGCATCACAGCTGATTACGATGGAAGAGCCAACATCTGACCCAGTGAATCACCCTGCCCACTACAAGACAGGCGGCATCGAGACCATCGACTTCATTGAAGCCAAGGGCTTGAACTACAACATGGGTAATGCTGTGAAGTACATCAGCCGAGCCGAGCACAAAGGCAACAAGAAGCAAGACCTTGCGAAAGCCGTTTGGTATCTCAACCGTGAAATCGCCAAAGCATGAACTTCCTAACGATTGACTTTGAGACTTACTACGACAAGGACTTCAGTCTGAGTAAGCTGACCACAGAGGAGTACATCCGTGATGATCGCTTTGAGGTCATCGGGATATCCGTCAAAGTTGGTGACGAGCCAGCCGTGTGGTTCAGCGGCACAAAGAGCGAAACCAAAGACTGGCTTGACCATTTTGAGATGGAGAAGTACTTTGTCGTAGCTCACAACATGATGTTCGATGGTGCAATACTGGCTTGGTATTTCGATATCCATCCGTTTGCACTCATGGATACGTTGGCCATGCTTCGTGCAGTTGATGGTACTGAGGTTGGCAACAGCTTGGCGAAAGCTGCCGAGCGATATGGTGTGGGTAAGAAGGGTACTGAGGTCGTGGCGGCAATGGGTAAGCGTCGCCGTGACTTCACATCTTCTGACCTGCAACAGTATGGCGAGTACTGCAAGAACGATGTAGAGATTACATACCAACTCTTTGAGATTCTCCGCGCCAGCTTTAAGAACAAGGAGTTGCGCCTCATTGATTTGACTCTGCGGATGTTCACCAAGCCAGCCTTGCAACTGAACTTGCCCTTGCTTGAGCAACACTTGATTGACGTGGTGGACAAGAAGGAAGCGTTGATTGCCGCTGCAAGTGCCGACAAAGACTCGCTGATGTCGAACCCCAAGTTTGCTGACATGCTCATCGACTTGGGCGTTGAGCCACCGACAAAGATCAGCCCAACCACAGGCAAGCTCACATTCGCCTTTGCGAAGAACGATGATGGGTTTAAGGCACTAGCAGATCACTGGGATGAGCGGGTGCAAGCTCTTGTCGCGGCACGGCTTGGGTCAAAGAGCACGCTTGAGGAGACACGGACTCAGAGGTTTATCGACATAGCAAAGCGCGGTAGCCTCCCAGTCCCACTACGCTACTACGCTGCCCATACAGGCAGATGGGGTGGCGATGACAAGCTGAATCTTCAGAACCTGCCGAGGGGCAAGAAGGGTGCGCCCCCACCGAAACTCAAGTGCGCCATCGTGCCACCTGAGGGGTACGTGCTGATCGACTCAGACTCATCACAGATCGAAGCCCGTGTGTTGGCATGGCTGGCTGGGCAAAACGATTTGGTGGACGCATTTGAAAATGGCAAGGATGTGTACCGCATCATGGCGGCAAAGATTTACCGTCGCCAAATAATTGAAAACGTGACCGAGGAAGAGCGGTTTGTGGGCAAGACAACCATCTTGGGTTGTGGTTACGGCATGGGGCACGTCAAGTTCCGCGCACAGTTGCGGACTTTCGGGGTGGACTTGTCGGAAGAATGGTGCAAGAAGGTGCTGAGAACCTATAGGGATGAGTTCTCCCATATACCCGCTCTATGGGAAGAAGCCCATGTATGCTTGGATGCTTTGGCAGATGAGAAGCTCAAAACTTCTGTATTTGGCAAGCAACCCCAAGCGGTGAATGTGTTGCCCGGGATCGGGTTTGATATGCCCAGTGGCTTGCCGCTGAAGTATATGGACTTGAGACCTGATTCAATTGACGAACGAGGGCGCAAGCAATACATTTATTCCACTCGCCGTGGTGTTGTGCGCATCTATGGCGGTAAGGTTGTCGAGAACATTTGTCAAGCGTTGGCACGGTGCGTGATCGGTGAGCAGATGCTTAAGGTCGCAGAGCGTTACCAAGTCGTGCTGACTGTCCATGATGCTGTGGCTTGCATAGCTCGGGAAGAAGAAAAGGAAGAAGCCGCACGTTATGTACAAGAGTGCATGCGATGGAGGCCGAAATGGGCGCAGACCCTGCCGCTTGACTGCGAGGTCAAGTACGGAGACAGCTACGGCACTACAACAAAATTCAAAGGTTAATTGATGAACTACACATGGTCGTATTCCAGCATCTCGCTGTTTCAGCAGTGTCCCCGCAAGTATTACCGCATGCGCGTGGCAAAGGACATTGTGGAACCACCACAAGCGCACTTGGATTACGGTAAGGTGGTACACAAAGCCGCTGAAGATTACATCGGGGCCGGAGTACCGATTCCTCCGCAGTACGCATTCATCCAAGAACACCTTGACCCTCTGAAGGACTTGCAGGGTGAAAAGTATTGCGAGTACGAGATGGCGTTGACCAAAGACTTTGAGCCATGCGAGTTCAAAGCCGAGAATGCGTGGTTTCGTGGAATCGCTGACTTGCTTATCATCAACGGTGACAAGGCACGAATCATTGACTACAAGACAGGCAAGAGCAGTCAGTACGCCGACACCAAGCAGTTGGAGTTGCTGTCGTTGCTGGTGTTCAAGCACTTCCCACAGGTCAAGACGATCAAGTGTGGGTTGCTGTTTCTTGTTGCCCGAGACTTAGTGCCCGCCGAGTTTGCCGCTGACAAACAGCCTGAGGCTTGGCAGAAGTGGTTGCCTGAGATAGAGCGACTGGAGAAGTCGTACGAGTCCGACATGTGGAACCCCAAACCAAACTTCACATGCCGCAAGTTCTGCGCAGTCGTTGATTGCGAACACAATGGAAGGAAGTAGTCATGCCATACGTCAATAAACCCCGCCCATACAAAAAAGAGTACGAGCAGTATGACGGCACACCAGCTGTCAAAAAGAAACGAGCCGCAAGAAATAAAGCACGTGCCATGTTAGAGCGCGAAGGTGTTGTTCACAAAGGAGATGGAAAAGATGTTGACCATAAGACGCCTCTTAGCAAGGGTGGCAAGACTGTGCGGTCTAACCTCAAGGCTAAACCCGCATCCACAAATCGTTCCTATGCACGTAACAGCGACCACTCCGTAAAGTAATGCACATCATTGACAACAAAATCTTGGTGGTTCGTACCAAGAATCCAAGCCGCATCATTGAGGCAATTGAGAAGAGTACCGCAATCAGTCAGGAAGATGATGTGACTGAGGTCGCGGTGAACTGGGGGCTGAAGGAGGCACAAGCCTTGCGCAAGCTTGGTATCAAGTCTGCACCATCCCCAATCGTGCGCGACTACGGGTGGCCGGGGTTGTACAAGCCCATGAGCCATCAGAAGGAAACCGCATCATTTCTGACCCTGCATCAGCGTGGGTTTTGCTTCAACGAGCAAGGCACAGGCAAGACGGCGTCAGCAATATGGGCGGCAGACTATCTATTAGAGAAGGGCGTTATCAACCGTGTATTGGTCATCTGCCCCTTGTCGATCATGCAGTCCGCATGGCAAGCCGACTTGTTTAAGTTTGCTGTCCATCGTAGCGTGAACGTAGCCTACGGCGATAGAGCCAAGCGCAAGCAGATCATCACCGGCATCTCTGAGTTTGTCATCATCAACTTCGATGGTGTTGGCATTGTGAAGGAAGAGATCAAGAATGGTGGCTTCGACCTCATCATCGTGGACGAGGCGAACGCATACAAGAACTCCCGCACCGAGCGGTTCAAGACGTTGAAGTACATCATGTCGCCGACCACTTGGCTGTGGATGATGACTGGCACACCTGCGGCACAGTCTCCATTGGATGCGTACGGGCTGGCAAAAGCCTGTGTTCCTGCGAGAGCGCCAACCCTGTACACCATGTACAGAGAGTCTGTGATGTACCAACTCACCCGATTCAAGTGGATACCTAAGCCAAATGCAGAGGCTGTTGTGCATGAGCTGTTGCAACCTGCCATACGCTTCACCAAGAAGGAATGCCTTGATTTGCCTGACGTGACGCACACATCCCGCTTTGCCCCGTTGAGCGCACAGCAGTTGAAATACTACAAGCAACTCAAGAAGGACTTTCTGATTGAGGCAGTGGGTGAAGAGGTATCTGCGGTCAATGCTGCGGCTAACTTGAACAAGCTGCTACAGATTGCATGCGGCGCTGTCTATACCGATACAAAGAACGTCATTGAATTTGATGTTGCGGCCCGCTTGAATGTATTGCAAGAAGTGATTGAAGAGTCAGCAAACAAAGTGTTGATCTTCATCCCATACACCCACGCCATCAATCTTGTCAAAGAATTCATGGACAAGAACGGCATCACTGCGGAGGTAATAAATGGTAGCGTAACCGTCAACAAACGTACTGATATCTTCAAACGCTTTCAAGAGAACGCAGAACCGAAAGTACTGCTAATACAACCGCAAGCGGCGGCACACGGGGTTACCCTAACTGCGGCTAATGTGGTGATATGGTACGCTCCAGTTACGTCCAGCGAAACCTACCTGCAAGCTAACGCACGGGTACACCGCCAAGGGCAGAAGAATCCTGTAACAGTAGTGCATATCGAAGGTAGCCCCGTCGAAGCTAAGTTATATGAGATGCTTCAAAACAAACTGGACTTCCACGCAAAAATAATCGACTTGTACAGGAACGAAATTAATTCTTGACAAAGTCAACAAAGAGGGTATAATAAATACCCCGAGGCCAAAAAAACATTGAAGGAGAGAGGTATGGATACACCCATAGAGCAGATAGTCTCTACGTATATCAAGCTGCGCGATAAGCGTGACATGATGTACCAAGAGTTCAAAGAAAAAACCGCCCAGCTTGAAGAGGACATGCAAGTCCTCAAACACAAGTTAGTAGAAATCTCCAAAGAAACTGGAGTGACTAGCTTTTCCTCGCCATCAGGCATTGCCTACCGCACAGTCAAAAACCGTTACTGGACTAATGACTGGGGTAGCTTCTATCAATTCATGCAAGAGCATGGGGCGATGGGGTTACTGGAAAAGCGCATCCATCAAACCAGTATGAAAGAGTTTTTGGATGACAACCCCGAAGTGCATCCGCCCGGATTGCATGTAGATAGTGAATACGAAATCACAGTTCGTCGTAAGTAATTTTTCAACCACAGGAGTAGCCATGAGCGAAGTAGCTTTGTTCCAACAAGAAGTCCCCGCATACCTCAAACGTGCAGGTCTCGATGACTTAACCAAATCACTGGCTGGTAATACTGGCCTCAAGCGTATCTCTATCCGTGGCGGTGTATTCCGCATGATGGTCAACGGTGAAGAGATTGCCAAGAACGAAAACCGTGCAATGAATGTTGTGATTGTCAACGGTGGTCGCCACATCGCCCGTCAGTTTTACGCTGGCAAGTATGTAGCTGGTGAGTCTTCTGCACCTGATTGCTGGTCAAATGATGGTAATGCACCTGATGCATCTGTCGAAGAGCCACAAGCCAAGACTTGCGAAAGCTGCCCTCAAAACATCAAAGGTTCTGGTCAAGGTGATTCCCGCGCTTGCCGCTTCCAGCAGCGTTTGGCAGTCTTGTTAGCCGACGATATCGACGGCGATGTGTTCCAACTGGTGTTGCCCTCCAAGTCAATCTTTGGTCGTGGCGATCTGGACAAGATGCCCTTCCAGCAGTACGCCAAATACGTTGGCGCTCAAGGCAAGAGCATCAACACTTTGGTGACTGAGCTTCGTCTTGATAGCGACAGCGATACGCCCAAGCTGACCTTCAAGCCCGTCCGCTACTTGTCTGAGCAAGAGTGGGAAACTGCAAAAGAAAAAGGCGATAGCCCTGCCGCCCGTTCCGCTGTAATGCAGACCCCTGCCGCTACCGACGGAGCCAAGGCCAAGCCTGTTGTGAAAGCCGAGCAACCTGAGAAGGTCGAGGCTGAAGCAGTGCCTGAGCCTGTAAAACGTGCATCCAAGAAGAACGCCGAGCCCGCCCCCAAGAAGGACTTCAAGGATGTAATTAATAGCTGGACTGATGACGAATAACAATGGACAACCGTGGTTACGCATCAAGGATAGTTAAAGCCAATTTGGAGGCAAGTACAGACAGCCCCGGCGTTTTGCTGGGGAGGTTCTGTATCTCCAAAGAAATCCCTGTGTACGATGTTGCTGAGTTTTTTAAGGTGAGCAGAATGACCATATACAAATGGTTCGTGGGGGAATGGATTCCCCGCAAAGCTCATGCCGCAAAGATTCAAGACACCCTCGCTAGGGCTAAATTTAACTTGTAATCTGGCAGGGCATCTCAGTACTGGGATGCCCATCTTTTCGCAATGCAGGGGCGGCAATGACAGAATTGTTATCAGCAGTGCTTTCCCCACAAGGATGGTACTGCGTTGTAGGTCTGAAGAAGACCGGGTTGCCCAAACAAATATTTGTTCGGGAACTTGAAGAAGTTGAAAAAGAAGTCGCTGATTTGCTGGCTAAAGAGTACGACACGTATTTTGGCTGTGCAAAGTATGAGACAAATAAAACGAGATCGACCGATAACGTATTGGCGGTCAAGGCATTTTGGCTGGATATTGACTGCGGGGAAAACAAACCCTACGCAACGCAAGCAGACGGTGTAGCCGCGCTCCAGTCTTTCTGCAAAACACTCGGCCTTCCAAAGCCGACGCTAGTTAACTCTGGCCGGGGGCTTCATGTGTACTGGCCTCTGACTACTGAGGTAACCAGACAGGAATGGACTCCTGTGGCCAAGCGGTTGAAAGTACTGTGCCATGAGCACAAGCTGGAAGCTGACCCAAGCCGCACGTCAGATGCGGCGTCCATACTCCGTATGCCAGACACGCTTAACTTCAAGGGCGACCCGCCTTTGGATGTAACGGTCATTTCTTTGTCCAAGCCAATTGATTTTGATGCGTTCAAAGCATGCCTTGGAGCAATCCCCGATGACACGCCTGCGCACATACCCTCTCAAGCAAATGAACTGACACGCGCTTTGATGGGCAACAGACAGCACAGGTTCAGCATCATCGCGGCAAAGAACGCCAAAGGCACGGGTTGCTTGCAGTTGGCTAAGTTGATCGGCGAACAAGATTCTGCGGACGAGCCAAAGTGGAGAGCAACCTTATCCATACCAGCGTTCTGCGTAGATTCAGCAACCGCTATACATGCAGTATCGGAGAAGCACCCCAGCTACACGCCTGAGGGCACAGAAGAAAAAGTACAAAAGATCAAAGGGCCATACACCTGCGCCAAGTTTGAAGAGTTGATACCGGGAGGCTGTGACCACTGCCCCCACAAAGGCAAGATCACATCCCCCATCGTACTGGGCGCAGAAGTTGCCGAGGCAACCGAAGAAGATAACACCATTGAATACGTAACTGAGAAAGCAGCGCCAGTCGTATATAAGATTCCTGAGTACCCATTCCCATACTTTAGAGGCAAGAACGGCGGCGTCTACTTCAAAGCGAAAGACGAAGATGATGCCGTGCTGGTGTACGAGCATGACCTGTATGTAGTCAAGCGCCTCAAAGACCCACAGCGTGGCGAAGTCATATGGATGCGCCTACATACGCCCAGAGATGGCGTGAAAGAGTTTGCTCTCCCAGCAGTTGACCTGCTGACTGCGGACAAGCTACGGGAAAAGCTGGCTTGGTTTGGTGTTATCGGCATGAAGAAGCAGATGGACGCCATCATGGGGTACATCGTCAGATCAGTAAAAGAACTTCAATGCAGAGAAGGAGCAGAAATTATGAGGTCACAATTTGGCTGGACA